GGGGGCGGCTGTGATGCTCGGCCTGCTCACCCACTGGAAGCTCATAGGCGGCGCTGTGGCGGGCGCGGCGCTCGCGGGCTACATCGGTGTGCTAAACCTCAACCTCGCGCACGAGCGGGCAACCGTGGCGCTCCTGAGCAACGATCTGGCCGATGCGCTCGGCAAGTTCGAGACCTGCGACAACCGCCTGCGCAACATCATGGAGGCCCGGCGCGATGCTGAGACCGCTTCTGATCCTGATTTCGTTCCCCCCGCTCATTGGGTGCGCCCCGACGATTGAGCCGACACCGCCCGTCATCGAGGATGCGCTGCTCTGCGACGTGATCCCCGAGCGGGCGTGGTTCACGCAAGCCGAGATCGACGGGCGCGAGGCGGCGGGCTGGACCCGTAACCTCGCGTGGCAGTATGCGATCAACCTCGCGTGGGATCGGGAGTGCGCGGAGGAAAAAAGTGGGGGCACTGAGGCCCCCAAGTAGGCAGGTGGGATACCCTTGCCCGTGCCAAGGCACGGAGCTATACAGGACGATACTCCCTAATATGGACCTACTCATCGGTGCTTGCCGCAACACCCCAGCCCGTTGATTTCACTACGCGGCAATTTCGTTTGAAGGCTAGGCCTCCATATACGGAATATAACATTTCCCAACACGGGCGACAATCTTTGTTTGGAGTATCCCGGCGCGGGACATTACTTCCAAGATACGCTCGATGTTGTGCGCCGGAACGCGTTCTTGCAGGAAGAGAATTAGCTTACCCTCAGGCACTGGTTGGCCGGTGCTGACATACTGACTCTTGGCGTAATAGTGACATTCCTCAATTGCCTTCGCGTCCCCGCCGCTGCGCATGGCCTTGAAGATTTCAGGCATGGCGGCTTCGGCTTCGAGAAGCCAGCGTAGCGCACGTTCGTAATGCTCGAGGGTTATGACTTTCTTCGTGGACACGGCGGCGGAGCTGACCATGCACAACTTGAGCAAGTGCAGAGTGCGCCGGGAATTATAGTGCTGTAGTTTCGGATGGTCAGGCTTCGGGGGATTGTCTCCCATGTGCCAAGCCGTAATCGCAGCGGCAGCATCGTCGTCAAAAACCATCTGGCCGGCCATGTTGCCGATCGAGCTAAGGTCGCGTTGGAGTTGCCGCCCGAGTTCTTTGTCATCAGCACGATCCTCGAAGAGCGGCGTTATGCGGCGGTCGCCCGAGTAGATTAGAAACGTGCGCGAAAGAAAGCCCTGATCCCATGCACCTTCGGGGAGGAATGCGTTGAGGTGCGAGGGGGTTGTCGCGCCGAGGATGGTAAATTGCGGACGGTCGATTTTTATCTCCAACTTCTGGCTGCGCTTCCGTTCATTGTAAGGTGTTCCGTCATAAATGTCTGTGAGGGTTGCCATGAACTCCATATCGTATTGAGGGAAGAGAGTGCCGAGTTCGTTGACAAGTAGCTTTGTGGAATTGAATGATACCGCTGCAGGTTTTTCTGTAGGGATTATAACCTCTCGCGAGGCGTCAACAAGTTCGTCAATCAACGCGGCTTTCGACAGCGAATTGCCTGCAACGTGTTGCCCTTTCAGGCCACGCCAAAGCACCTCGATCCGCTTAGTGCTGACCGATTTTCCTACGCCCGGCGGGGCGACAAGAATTGTGTAGATGTTTGGGTATAGATTACTGCCTTGCGACCTCACCCACATTTTCTGCTCGATGGCCCCGGCGATAGCTGTGATCGCAGACCAACGGCGGAAGATAAGTGGCGATGAAAGACCCGTGGTGTAGTCCTCAAACCCGCTTACCCAATCGGGAATAACTCGTGTCATAGAATGTCCGCGAAAATCAGGGGTTTGTTCGGGTTCCGACGCTTGGGCGGAGTGCGGGTTTCCTCGCCTTTCCATTTGGAGAGGCCAAGCGGGTTTGCCGCTGAGGCCTTGCCCCAATTCCAACCGACTTCGGCCTCGAGCGGCACGGAGAATTCACGACCGGCGACGAGGGGGATTGTGACTTGAAGCATGTCTAGGGCTAGGGGGACAAGTTCATTCACCGCGTCCTGTTCTATTTGAAGAAGGATCGAGTCGTGGACTTGGATAAGGAGTTGAAATCTCGGGTCGTGCCAAAGGTTCAGCATTCCGAGGTTGATCTCGTCGCCAGTCATGGACTGTGGGCAATAAGCGATGGCCGCGTTGATAGTTGACTGGCCGCGAAGATCGTTGAAGAACGATCGGCGGCGACCGAAGAGTGTAGTTAGCTGCCCGGTGGTTTGCAAAAGCCTGATCGTTTCGTTGTGCCATGCAGGGATGCACGGGAATGCCTCGAAGTAACGTGACTGGAAAGTTTGAATTTGGTCCACAGGGACTTTCGTATGCCCGGCCATTGTCTTTGGCTGGCCGTAATAGTTTGTTCCGTGGCCGAGCTTCTTTGCCATGTCTCGGTAGCTGTAGGTGCGGTAAGCGGTTTGGTCTGCGACAGCGCGCCAAGCACTGGGGTCGTCGCCCCAGTCAAGTTCACTCCAAGCCATGCGGCAAACTTGCGTATGCAGGTCGCCGCTTTCGCAAGCGTCGAGATAGGCCCCGGCAAATTCCGGGCCGTGTGACTCGTAGAACATATTCCAAGCAAGAGCGCCTACGTTGCGGGAGTCGGCCTGCTCAAGGTCTATGTTGACGAAGACGTAGCCAGGATCGGGGACAAAGATATAACGCAGGTTGCGGTCGATGTTTTGCAGGTTTGTCCCAGTGCCGAAGTCGCTGAAGCTGGAGCTTAGCCGCCCAGTGTTGGTGCCCGCGATGTTGAAGTTACACCGGATGCGGGAGTCAGCATCAAGTTCAGTCTTGAGAAACCCGAGGCCTTTTTGGATGTCTCGCATGGCGAGGATAAAGTTGGCGAAGGGTTCGGCGAGGAAATAATTGCGAAGTTTCTCCATTGTCTCGCGGTCGGTAGATGGCATCATCTTGCCGTCAGCGTTGCGCTTGCGGATTTCCGGGATGCCAAGGATGCCGTAGAAAAGGATCTTCACCTGCAAAGGGCTTCGCCAGTTGACGGGGTTCGGGAGGTCGAGCCCTTCGCAGCAAAGCCGCGCCCATTTTTCTTCGAGTTGTTTTAGCTTCGCGGTGAATTCTTTTATCACTCGGTCCCGATGTGTGCGGTCGATCAGTGTGCCGCGCAACATCATTTCCAACAGCGGCGCTTGCATTTGTAGCGCACGGCTGTAGGTGTTAAAGGCGGTCTCGTCCATGAGTGCCCGAAGCTTGTGCCGGATTTCGGAAGTGATGCAGCAGTCGAAACCGTTGTAAAGCCAGTAGATTTCGTTGGCCGAAAGTCCCGCGCCGTCGGTTGGAATTTCCCTCGTGTCGTAGATTTTCATAGAACGAACTCCCCGTATCCGTCAACGTAGTGAATTGGCATTTGGAGAAGTTTTGCCAACTCGATTTCTTCTTTGACGCCGCGAGAGCTGTCCCAATCGGGAAGCTGCACAACCCACAAGGCATCGCACCGGCGGAGGAGTGCGGTGTTTAGTTTGCGCCATGAAGTTGCACTGGTGGGGAGGCCATACGTTACGGCTAGCTGGTGGCCGTAGACAATCGGGGAAATCACGGCGATATTGCGGACGAATAGTAAGTGCGCGGTCAGCCTTGCGATGTCTTCGTAACGCTCTTGCATGATCTGTGGGTTGTCGTGAGAATAGGGGGATGCGAGGTAGATCATTTTGAAAGCTCCTGTATAACTCTTGCAAAAGTTGCCTGAGGAATTTCACTTACTCGGTAAGCATATTGTGGATTGCCGACAACATTTTCCAGAAGTCTTTCCGCCATGTAGACGGTGTTTACAACCGCCACCACAACTTCACTTCCGTCTTTATCGCGTCTGAAAAGAACACCAGGCATACGTGTGTCTCCTTATCTTAAAGCTCCGAAGTCAAAGAAAGCAGGCAGGCCGAATTTGTAAGCGAACTGCGGTTCGAGTGTGGCCTGCCAGTATTCCGCCGGGACTTCCGTGTAGTGAATTGCGGAGGCAAGATGCGCTGCGATAGTGTGTTTTGTGAAACCGAGGGCGTCGCCGGAGTTTTTCAGCAGTCGAATATCGACGATGATTTCTAACTCGAACTGACCGATCGACATGCCGGATGCCAAGTGGTCTTGCAGGGGTTTCGTGTGCAGCAGCCCAATCGTAGTGCGTTCAACTTCATTCATCTCCGTCTCCTTTTTTCGCCCCGCGAGCATTGGCCGCGGTTTTGTGCATAAATTTCCAAGGCAGTTCGTCAGTGTATATTGACGCGAGAAAGCCGAGGCCCTTCGACATTTCGGGCTGCAGGCTGTGGTGCATGAGCATTGTGTCGTCGGCGAAGGAGGGGTTCTTGATCCCCATTTCGCGCCAAAGGTATTGCATGTCGTATTGGTAGTTTTGTCCGCAGACGGATTTAGGTAGGCGAAGCATTCGTTTTACCCACTGCCACGCGATGTATTCTTCGCGTTGGGTGCGCCAGTAGTTTCCGTCTTTGTGGGACTCATCGAAGAAGGGGACCACGAGGGCCCGATCGGCGCTCGGGGCGAAACCTATGCAGGTAATCATTCGGCCTTTTGTTTCAATATCTACGTCGAGAGTTGGGGAGGGCTGAATGTAATCCTGATAGAAATGCTCGAGGTCATCGAGGTCCGGGTAGAGGTGGATGAACCGTTGGGGGCGAACGATCTCGGGGAAGGCTGCTTGACGTTTGGCTTTCTCAAGGTCGGCGATGAGGATTGGGCGTTGGCTCCAATCCGCCATGATCGCGCGCGGTGCGTAGACGGGGAGAACCTTGCGTCCGTGAATGGCGACGTTGCCGTGATGAATACGGCCCCGAGCGTGCTTGAGAAGGTTTTCGGAGGTTAATGCCCAAAGCGCGAGTTCGCCCGCGGCGATGACAAGATTGGGCTGGTGGTGGTTGATGAAGTCCCACAGGCGCCCGACATGCGGACGAAACTCGGCGCGGAGGTAGTGGCCCCGACGCACGAATTTCATCCCCGGAATGCTGGAAGTTTTCGGGCCAGTGTAGGCGAAGAGGGAATTGCGGCCCTTCGGGGGCTCCATCACAACATGCGTGAAAAGGGCCTCGCGTGGGTCAAGGCCGCGCTCTCGCATGAGGGCCTTGAACATTTTGCCTAAGCCGTCGCGGAACGGGCCGCCCTCTTCGGCATCTTTTTGTGTGAGGTATTCCCCGACTACGATTATCTTCGGCATAGGCTGTGTCCCTTAACGGTTGTTATGTAGTTTAGGTATGGCTCCTTGCCCACGTCAATTAACCATATCCTAGTCCTCGTCCACTTGCAAGCCCGCGATGTAGTGATCTACAGCCCGTCGGTAAAACTCTTCGTCGCGCTCGAGGCCCAAGGCTGCGGTTGCGCCCATACGCTCGGCGACTGTGACGGCTTGACCCGAGCCCATTGTGGGGTCGAGCATGTAAGTTGTGTCATCTACAAACATGCGAAAGAAGTGCGCGAGCATCTCGGGGTTCTTCTCACTCATGTGGATGAGCTTTTTATTCGGGGCAGCGAAGACATTGGAGACCGCTTGGACGATAGGCCGATCGCCTCGAGCCGCAAGGAAAGCAGTTTCGTAGTTTCTCCTCGGCCCGCGTTTGGGGTCGGGGAGGATACCCGAGTTGTCGGACTTATACCAGATGAGCGGGAAGGGGTTGACTTTCCAGCCCATCTCGGACAGGCGTTCAAGCGTTTGGGAATAGTAATCCATGCTGAACCAGAACATGAGATGCGCGGACTCGGAGGCGATGCGATCGAGGTTGTCGTGGAGAGTGTTGAGAAGGTCCCAGTATACATCGGCGCTGTCTTCGTAGCTGCCAAAGGCATCGGCTGCGCCCATGTTGTGCTTGTCAGCGTTGACGCCGTAGGGGAAATCACAATGGATGAAATTGAATTTCGGGCCTTGGTAGCTCTGTGCCCAGTCGGCAAAGTCCGCGTGGAGGAAAGGGTGGCGAGGAGTGGCGGATTTCTCCGGCAACTCAATATCGAGGTCGTCGTAGTTGGTGGGCTTTTCCGGTTGGGGCAAGTCAGCTTTTTGGAAGAAGTTGTCGAAGGAGTTTTCCGCTTCGGTCCTCTTGCGGGCTTTACGCCGCTCGACAATGCCGAGGGCCACGGAATATTTATCCGCCTTGCCTACCATTTCGTCACCGGAAGCTACGGCCTCGGCCACATCAATCTTGCGCGAGACAGCGGACTCAGTTAGGCCAAGAGCCGATGCGGTTTTCGCTGCGGTCCATGTGGGCTCGGCGCTGGCGCGAAGCTTGTGGTATTCCTCGATTGCCCGGCACTCGTCTTGCCAAGTAAGGTCTACGCGCTTGACGTTTTCTTCGAGTTCGATCAGGTGCAGTTGCTCGTAGGGTAGTTCGTCGGTGAACTGGACGGGAATTTCAGTCCAGCCAAGGATGTCGCGGCAAGCCGTAAGGCGGCGTTCCCCGGCGACAAGGATGAGATCGGGGTCTACCACGGGCGGGTTGATGAGGCCGACAGTGCGAATGGACTCCGCAAGGGACTCGAGATCAGTAAGTTCGCGGCGTTGGCGGCGCTCGCGGGGGATAGTGATGAGGCCGATGGAGACGGTCTTGAAGTTTGCCGAGGTCATTGAGGGTTTCCTTAGAAAGGGATGTCGCTTTCGGACACGTGTAGTTCACCAGCAAGTGCGGCGTAGCCAGCCATGTCGATGAAGGTGTCGGGCTTCGAGTTGCCGTAGAATGTCCGGGCGATTTTCAGCAGGATCATCATGAGAGCTACGTCGTGCGGTTGGATACGGTATCTGCTGCTGCGAGTGTGGTGCTGTAGGTAGACTTGCCAAAAGTCGGCGATTACCTGGAAGTTATCGTCGGGCTTGCCGTAGTCGGATTGACGATCAGCGTTGACCAATTCACTTGCCTGGGTCAAGATTTCGGTGCGGTTCATTTTTGTGACTCCCTTTGCGTTGTGCGGAAGGGGCACTAATGCCCCTCCCAAATTTATCTCTGGCCTCAGTCGATCGGTGCGTAGTTCTTCACATCGACGTAGGTGTTGTCTTCGACCTGCCGCCACGTAGCGGAAGCGAGGAACTGCTGGCCGACGGAGGCGGCGAGAAGCTCCTTGATCGAGGCATCTTCGTCGGCGTCGATCATCAGCGTGTTGAGCAGGAAG